CCTCCTAATTTGAAATCTTTCATTACTGACTTGTGCATGTGAAGTTTCTTTCTGTACCTGTCACATATTGCAACTATTGGAGCTTCATCTTCTGAAATACTGAAAAACTTATGTATTTCCTGTGCTGCCTGAGCCCTGCTTAATCCGTGTAATTGCATAGCTGAGATAAAGCCAAAGCAAACAGCCTCGAAGTAATCAATTTTGTAAATTTCGTTTATTCCGTACGGAAAACTACTTCCCTGCATACATTAACTTTGATTAATTAACGCAAATATAGTTATATTTGTGTACATTTTCACACATGGCAGCGGATAACGGACGTTCAACAATAAGAAAGATAGATAATGCTCTGGCAAAACTACCTGAGGCACTTGTAAAAGAGGCGTTGACACTTGCAAGTGATATTAATGCAACTATTGCGGATCGTGTGCAAAATGACGGGTTAAATGCGGACGGTGGAACGTTTGGAGATTATGCAGCTTCAACAAGAAAGCAAAAGGTTGAAAAAGGTCAGACATCTTCACCTTATCCATTAATTAACTTTACAGATACCGGTTTAATGTTTGCGAATATAAAGCCAACTGTTGAACGAAAAGGAACAAAGGTAGTAATTACACTAAAAGCATCCAACAAAGCCGAAATAGATAAGCTACGTTGGAATACTGACCGCTTTGGTGAAATACTTGAAGCATCCAAAGATGAACAAGACCAACTTAAAAAAGACATTGAAAAAAGATACAGAAAACTATTAAAATCATTCTTATGATACAGAAGCTAATTGAGCCGCTTAGAGACCGTTTATTATCCCTTCCTTACATTGATAGCTATGTAGGGTTAGTTAAGCCCATAGCAAGGGTAAAAGAGGATGGAAAAGAGCAAATTATACCTTATTCGTGTTCACTTCAAGATGATTGCTTTAAAATAATCACTCCTGACAGTTCAAAACTATCATTTTCGTATGTTGAACCAAATGAAAGTGTAAGTATTGAATTGAAACGTCAAATTGCTACCGTTTCGACGTCTGTACGATTGATTGTCTGGCTTAACCTACCCGCTTTAGGGTATGAACCTTTTTGCGGTGCTGAGGCTTATTTTAGCATTCAGATTCAAAAGTGGTTACAATGGCACTTTCATAATGGATTAATGGATTTACATTTTTCCGTTACAGAAGATTTATCAAATACAGATAACCCATTTGATAAGTACAACTTTGATAATCCGCAAAAGCTAATTATTAACCCTTATACATACGTTTATCTTACGCTTTCAATTACAGGTCAAGTAGGGTTGAGTTGTTTTGATGACTTTGAGCCGTTAACTCCGATTGAATGTCCGACAACTTAAAATATTTGTGCTTATTCGTAAACACATCGAAAATATATTCTTTTAATTCTTTGTTTTCTTTCCTCAATCTCGTTATCTCCATAGCCATATCGCTAACTTGCTGCTCTAGTTCGTGGATCTGTTCGTCTTTGCTTTTCATTTATCAATATTTTTAACGTCAACTTCCAATCCAAGCACACCGCAAACCGCAATTAGCGTTGAAACAGTCACACCCTCGCCTGACAAGATCCTTTTTACCGACTGCCTGGCAACATCTGCCTTGATCGATAGAGACCGGACAGAATGACCCTGAGCGTCGTACTCCTTTTTGATTAGTTTTGTGATAAATTTATATGTCATTTTCCTTTTATAAGTTTTGTTTTAATATCTTAGTTTTTTTATGTTTGTCATACCAAGCGATTAGTTAGCTGTCATTGCAAAGACACTACCGACATAACAGACTTCAAATATCTATCATACATAATAATACTACCTGAATTTGCTACGTTGTAATTTCCTTTTGGTAATTGAACTAACTGATGACACCTGTTTCTTGCTTCCGATGTAATGCCATTATCTTCTGCACCTAACAAATAAATACATTTATCAAGGTGTTGGTATTCTTCAACTTTTACGCTTCTTTCGTCAAGTTCTACACCAACCAAACGACAATCGTATGGCATTGATTTATAAAACTCTTCAAAAGTTTCATAGTAATAAAATGGTATAGATTCGCAAGTTTTCATTGTATCACTTGCTTGTTTTGGGATTCTTTTACCAATTGTAAATATGAAACTTGCACCTAAAATATTTGCTGAACGCCACAAACTACCGACATTCATTTCTGTTTTTGGGTTCATAATTCCTATTCCGAAATATCCTTTATTTTTCATTTTTTTATAATTTATAAGTTTAAAAATCTACCGAGAAAAGCAACGAACAGCTAACATCGGCTTTGTGCAAGTGGGGCTGACGTACTACTATTGAACTTTTGTAGTAGGTTGAGCATTTGTACTTCTAAACGGCTTCGGTGCTAAAATCCCCACCTGCACAAAGCCGTTTAACGTTATAAGCAAGCTGCTACTTTCCTGCTTCGTTTGACAATTCAGTTTCAAAAGAATTAAAAAAAAGCCCACCGCACAAAGAAGAAATACGATTTTCAGTATGCTGATAAAACTCTTTATTTATTTCTATTCCAATGTAATTTCTTTCAGTTCTAATACAAGCCTCAATAGTGCTTCCAGTTCCCATAAAAGGGTCAAGTATTACCATTCCTTTGTCTGTACTTGCCTCAATCAACATTTGTAAAATATCAACAGGCTTTTCCATTGCTTTCCTTTTACCTTTTTGAGTGCTTCTAATTACATCAGGCAAATACTTTCTTACTTGTCTGCTGTTTTTAGTTCCAAAAAATATACCTTCCCAAGTATATTGCCAAGCGTTTGATGAAAAACAACCGCTATGCCTTTCTTTGTCCCAAACAATTAAATTATGCAGTTTAAAGTATTGCTCAAACCTTAAAAGCCATTCACTCATTTTGCTGAAAGAAGTAAAGCAATAAAAAGCACCATCAGGCTTTAATATTCTAAATAGTTCAGGCAATACCAAAGGCATTACATTACTTCTTTCGCCAACCATCCAACCATCTCTAAAAGTTGTTTTCGTTCCGTAGGGTGGGTCTGTGATAATACAATCAATACTATTATCAGGTATTTTTGCCAAAGCATTTAGGCAATCTTCGTTGTATATTTTATTTAATTCCATCGCTTCTTTTTTCTAATTCTTTTTTATTCGTTTTTAATTTAAGTTCACTACTAAATAACCGCAACTACACATAACACGGGTTTGGCAAAAGTGGGCAGACACATTCTGCTAAAATTAAGCGTCCTACAAGCCCACCTTCGCCAAGCCCGAAACCGTTGTGTGCAATACTACCATCAAAACAGGGTAGGCTGCGATATTCTAATTCCTAATCTCTTTTCTGCATACTTACATTGTTCCTCTGACAATTCAGAACCCACATAAGTCATTTTCTCAATTATACAGGCTTCGGCTGTTGTTCCTGTTCCCATAAAACTATCATAAACAACAGAACCGGGCTTTGCATACATTCTTAAACATTTGCGTACAAACTCTGTACTAAATGTTGCTTTGTTTAAATCATTGCTTCCGTCATTATTTTTAGCATCAATAATATTCGGGAATATTTCATAAAAACTTTGCCCTGTTTTTTCGTTCACAGATTTTACCTGCTTATTTGTATTAAAAGAGTAAAGTTCTTTTTTTCTAACTATCACAAAACAAAATTCAACATACCGGGTCAATTTAGTTGGCGAAGTTGATAAAGGCAAAGCACAATCTTTTTTCCAAAAAAATGTATCTGCTATTGTCATTTCGGTATTATTATGAATTTCGTTTATTACAGCATAAGGTAAAAAAGGGTTTTCGTGGCTGTAACTAAAGTTATAAATTATAACACCATTTTCCTTTAGCACTTTATCATATCCATTGAATATTTTTGAAGTCCATTTTAAGTATTCATCATTATTCATTTTATCTGAATAAACATCGTACCTACCATTATAACTATCTGTTCTTTCAGTCATATTATAAGGTGGTGAAGTCATTACGACATCTATAATTTTGGGCATTTTATCCATTGTGGACAAAGCATTCTCATTGAAGATTATGTTTTCATAGCCCGTACTGCACACAACAACGGCATTGCTGCAATTGGGGCTTGACCTTATATTCTCAACTTCATTCATATATTTAGCTTTTAATTGTTATTCAACATTTGTTCCCTGAAATCCCCAACTGACAGCAATGCCCACCGTTATATGCTATTTTAAGAACCAACCTCAATCAAATTCTTTTTATTAATTGGCATATCTTCACCTCTAAACCCAGCGTTAGCCACGTATAGTAATTCTACATTTTCACGCTCATTACTATTTGGTTTTTTAACACTCCAAGTCGTAATATTACCTTCGACTATTTGCCCATTTTTTATGAAGAATTTATCTTCACCTATGTATTTATACTTTGCCATACTATTTTAATTTGCGAAAGAAAAACAGCATATAACAGCGTGTATAAAAAATGGCGGTTTTCGTGCCATTTAGAAACATTAGTTATATATTCAACTGCATTACTTTCAAGTTAATTTTGTGCTTTAATTCCGCCACTTCTTATACACGCATCACGTTAGCAGCAATAGCCGTGCATCTAATTAAGTTCATCAGTAATTTGAACGAAAAAAAGAAAACAATAATTTTTGCCAACGCTCTCATAATTTTTTTCAAAAATTTAAAATATTTGAAATAGGAACTCCGTTTAATCTTTCCATTGCAATAAAAAAATACTTCTCATCCTTTTCAATCGCAATATAATTTCTGTTAGTGTTTTTACAGGCAACGCAAGTTGAACCACTACCAACACAATTATCTAAAACCGTTTCTCCTTCATTCGTATATGTTTTAATCAGAAATTCTAATAATGGTAATGGCTTTTGGCAAGGGTGCAATAAACCTACATTGTGCAATTCATAAGTTAATATTTGCCTGTTATATCCAGTCATTGTTTGCTTACTCTCAACATCCTTGCATCCATCCAATAAAAAACTACCCATCTTGTTTTTTCTCCATCGCTTATTCGGTTTTTCAAGTGCTGTTAATTCTTGGTTGTAAGTCGGTTGTTTTTTGTAAAACACACAAATATTTTCGTGGTCTTTCATCGGTCTTTTGTTTGCGTGTTGAAACAATGATGGTCTTGTTTTTTGCCAAACCCAGTCGTATTTATACCACTTCTCATTGCTCATTCTTAATTTAGAGCTGAATGGTTCGTTACCAAACAAAACTATTGCTCCATTGTCTTTTATTACCCTCTTGTATTCATCCCATAATAGTTCAAATGGTATAATTGCATCCCATTTACAAATTGTCGTTCCATAAGGAAGGTCGCATAAAATCATATCAACCGTCCCTTTTGGTATCTCTTTCATTTTTTCTAAGCAATCTCCTAATTGCAACTTATTTTCTCTGTCTTTCATAGTGAATTTACTTTTTCCATTATTTCAATTATAAAATTTGACTTTTCGCTTTCATTATCAAAACTTACAGTATCTTCTAATGCTTTATGCAACTCTTGTTTAAGTTCCATTGCGTATTTATTCATATATTTTATTACATTACTTGTCCACAATGTGTCTGGCAGCTGCTCCTCTAAATTATTCCAATCATTGAGTTCAATATTATCTTTTAACCATTGTTCTGGTCTTTTCATAGCGTAATTTATTTAATTGTTATTAATAAGAGATGCCACCGCACCCCACCTTAAAAAATTATTATTTTCTTTTTTTTTCTCTCCGAATGAACATTTGTGGAAGCTACTGCTGCTAACAGCGTGTTTATGCAAGCGGGCGGACAGCTTGCGATTAATATTTAAGTCGTGCTATGCCCGCCTGACATAAACACGCAAAACGTTATGTGCAATGCCAGCGGACACCATCCAAACGACCATTCGTTATTTCAATAGCTTTCGGGTTCAAATCACATCCGATAAAATTTCGGTTTAATTCCTGACAAACTTTGGCGGTTGTGCCACTACCTAAATAGTAATCAGCCACTACATCACCTTCATTTGTGGAAGCTAAAACAAAACGGCTTATTAGTTCTGTTGGTTTTTGGGTTGCATATCCAATAACCTTTGCCCCTGTGTTTGGTATTCTTGGTATGTCTGTAAATACATCTGAAAATGGTCTATCAAATTGCTCTCTATAAACCACTTCTCCATCAATTCTCTTACTTACTTTTTTACCATCAACAATTTCAACAAGGTTTCTTTTTCGCTTTGTTTCAATCAGTTCTCTCAATTCATTAAATACCGCACCTTTGAATGAATAAAAAAGTATTACATCGTGGTTTCTTTGGAAGCAATTTGATACGTTGCTCCACTTATCGTATTTCCAACAAATCTCGTTTCTGAAATTATCATACCCAAAAACATCATCCATTAAAATCCGCATCCAATGGTTAATTCGTGTGTCCATTTGCAAATAAATTGAGCCGTTTTGTTTTAACACTCGTTTCATTTCAATAAGTCTTGGTAGGTAATGGCTTTCAATTTCGCTTCGTATTGGCTTTAAATCTTGGTAATCGCCAAAGTTTCTACCTGTGCCATAAAGTATATCGCAATAAATCATATTTACGCTTTCATTCGGCTGTGATTTTAGGAGTTCCAAATTATCACCGCACTGCACATAACACGTGCTTTGCAAAAGCGGGGTTTCGTCTATATTTTCAACTTTCTGCATCTAATTATCTTTTGTGGTTAATTCAACATTTGTTCTTCTAAGCCCCGCCTTCGCAAAGCACCATACGTTATGCACAAGTTTAAGAAAACAGCGTCCGTGCATTTATTCGCTGTTCTGCTATTTTGAAATATGCTTCGTCTTTTTCTATTCCTATAAAAGAACGATTTGTATTTTTACAAGCCACTCCAGTTGAGCCGCTTCCCATTGTTAAATCTAAAACCGTATCACATTCGTTAGTATAGGTTTTTATTAAATATTCCAATAATTCCACAGGTTTTTGCGTTGGGTGTATTCTTTTATTTTTAGCCATTATATCAATATTTAATACATTGTTTGGGTAATTTTTATCTAATGGAATTTCTCTAAATTCATTCCTTTTTACATTTTCTTTTACCTTGCCGATAACGCCATTATTTTTTACTTTTATATCAATGCTGTTTTTCCTTATATGGCTTTGCGGTTTATCCGTTAATATCGGGTTGTAAATTGGCTGCGATTTATAAAAAACACAAACATCTTCATAGCTTCTTAATGGCTGCTTTTTTGCGTTCAAATGATTACCAGGTATTTGTTTTACCCACTTCCAATCATACTTATAATCTTTTACGTTACTCATTCTTAAACTACTACTAAAAGGTTCATTCCCGAATAAACAAACGCAGGTATTCAATTTAGATACTCTATTTATTATTTCCCAAAGTTTATCAAAAGGTATTAGTACATCCCATTTTGCAGCAGTAATATTGTAAGGTAAATCCGTCAATATTAAATCAACACTTCCAGTTTCTATATTATCGCTTTCAATCAGGCAATCACCTAAAAAAAGACGAGAAAAAACCTGTGCATAACACTGCATACCCTCAAGTGGGGCATCAGTGCTTACGTCAAGTTTTGTGCTATTATCAATCATTTGTTTTTAATTTTAAAGTTTGTACTATTAATCCCCACCTGCGGGTATGCTTTTACGTTATGCCCCATTTAAGAAGGCAGACACACTTCGCCAGTCCAATCACCTCCGACATTCGGAAATGTAGATCCTGTACACCATTTGAAACCTCGTTCAACTCTTATCCAATATCCACCCATTAACGCTTTAAATTTCGTTCCAAGTGGGTATTCTTTAACCGATTTATCGGCTTTAATCCATTCGTCTCCGTTGTAATCTTTCATAAAAAAAATAATAAAAACGGGGCATAACAAAGGCTATATGCAATTGCCCCATAATGTTTAGTGCAATATTTGAAAGTTTATACGATGGGCAACTGCACATAGCCCAGACCGTTACCAGCAATGCCAAAAGACACCGCACTCCGATTTAAACAATTTGTAAAATTCATAATTACAACTTGACAATTCAATATATGATTTACTTTCTTCAGGAAACGTATGTACTGCAAAATGGCTCTCTGATAGTAACCATAATCCTGTATATCCTATTGGTTTAAATTGGTGGCTTTGATAGTTTAGAATTGTAAACCCTGATTTTTCTAAGAGTTCATCAAAGTATTTTTTGATTGCTAATTCATCTACTGAATTAATCCATCCACTTATATTATATATTTCTGCTTTCATTATTTTAGTTTTTTAAATTCCTTTTTTATATTCTTAATATTTCCTTTATAAAACACTAATACGTTTTGATGTTGTTTTCCTATTTTTCGTGAACCACTCATATAATTTCCTGCTCTCATGTGCAAATTCCCAATAGGTGTTGATAGTATCATTTCATTGTAATAATTAAATCCTGCAGCTATCATAATTTGAATTATTTTAGGAACAATACCTAAATAAGCACCCGTATTTTTACACCTAACTTCACCGATTACTACAGTTGCAAATCTGTCATTTTTTAATCTTGAATAAGATTCAGTAAGTACAGTTTTTATAACTTCAAAAAAAACATCATAATCCATATTTGATAAATCATTTGGCATATCAGAATATATTTCTAAATCAGCATAAGGTGGACACGTAAACATAAAATCCATACTCTCATTTTTTATATGGTTTTTTATATTTAATGCATCATCACAAATATATTTCCCATCTAATCCGTTATCATCAATCTGTTTTTGGTTAAACTCAACTTGCTCGTTTCGTAACTCAATTCCAGTAAACGGTCTACCCTTAAATGCAGAGCAAAAACCAAAAACAGAATCTCCAGCAAATGGGTCAAATGTTTGGTGTCCTTCATTTGTAAACCAATGGAGCAATACCTCACATAAAACAGGGTCTAAAATGCTTGTTGTATCACCTTTAATTCCCATAAAATCAATACCTTGTTGTAACCCAATTCCAGATTTAGCCTTCATTTGAAGTGTATTTTTTCTTGCTTGTGCCTTGTCATTTATTCGATTTAACCATATTTTCTTTCTATTTTGCCACACATCAGATGCGACATTTAAAATTGAAAATGGTGGTACTATAAACCAATCAGATAAGTTTTTTTTATCTTGAACAACATTTCCGAAAAGGTCAATATTAGAACAAGGCACTGCTGGTAACAGTGGTTTTGCGTCATTGGGGGCTTTTGTGCTTTCTATATTCATTTGTGGTAAATTTAAAATTTGTACTATTAATCGGCTTTAGTGCTGGAAATCCCCAACGAACGCAAAGCCACAAAACGTTATGCAAAGTTAATCATTAATTTGTAAAAGTCAAGTTATTTATAAACTTTCTTAGAAATTTAGAATGATTCTAAATAAGCAAATCGGTTGTGTAAATGGATTATATGTGTTATATTTGCTTAAAATCGAGAATGAGAAACATATTTATATTGGTCATGTTGGGTACATTGGCTATCGGGTGCAGTCGTAAGTCTGCACCTACTATTATCTATCAAGATAAAATAGTAAATTCAGTTGATACCGTAACAATACAAAGTAGGGTAACCGACACAATACCATGCGATGATTTCGAGATATTTATAGAAAACGAAGTACACGATACAGTTTATTTAAAAGTAGTAGATAAGGTAGTTTCTGTTAAGTATGTAAAAACAACAGACACCGTATTTAGAGAAACTATTATAGTACAACCGACACCACGCAAATCAGTTATTAAAACCGATAATTCCGTAAAAGCTAAGAAAAATTCCATTATTGGAAATGATAATGTAATGACTACAAAAAAGCCTGATAAGTTTTGGTTAGGCGTATTGTGTGCAACAGGATTCTTTTATTTACTTGGTTTTGGATTATCGGTACTGCAAAGATATGTACCTATATCAGTTTTTATAGTCGGAATAATTAGAAGATTTTTACCAAACGGACAATGATAAATTATATTCAAAATGACCGAACCGATACAAATAAGCAAAGGAGTATATATAGTAGATTTAAAGAAATTTACCGATATTTACAACGCTCGAAAAGATTTATTGCCTATACTATCGGATGGAGTTAATGAGAGAATGGAACTTTACTTAAATAAAAAAGATACTATTAAAGAAAATTGATTAAAATCTTAAATAATGAAAGTAAATAAACAAGGAATACAATTAGTAAAGTCGTTTGAAGGCTGTTTTTTTAACGCTTATCTTTGCCCTGCAAAAGTATGGACTATTGGTTATGGTAGCACTAAATACCCTAATGGAAACGCTGTAAAACAAGGTGACAAGATAACGCAACAAGAAGCCGAAACTTTACTATCCGATACATTAGATGTATTTTCAAAAGGTGTATCTAAGTTAATAAAAGTAGAATTAAACGATAATCAATTTTCTGCTTTAGTTTCTTTTGCTTTCAATCTCGGTGTTGGTTCTTTAAGTAAATCAACACTATTGAAAAAAGTAAATGTAAATCCAAACGATAAGACAATAGAAAACGAGTTTATGAGATGGGTGTCAGCAGGTGGTAAGAAGTTAAATGGCTTAGTAAGACGTAGAACGGCTGAAAGTAAATTATATTTTAGTTAGATACAACGCTAAGAAGCGGAGTCTGGGATTAGTAGTTTAGTTCCCCAATTTGGTTTTTTGTGATTTTCAGAGTCGGTATTTTTATGCCGACTTTTTTATTTTTTATTTGCACAATTAAATATTTTGTTTTATATTTGCATTATGATTTTAAATAACACATCTTTTAGTTGTTTTTATTGGAGCGCAAAAGCACCAAGCAGATAACTATTTGATATTTTTTAAAATTTCAAAATCCGCTTGGTAATACTAAGCGGATTTTTTTATTATGTCTGGGCATGTAACTAAGGTAGCGAGTTGGTCTCCAAAACCGACTGTTGTGAGTTCGATTCTCACCCTTGATGCAAAATTTGTGAGTGAAGCTAACTTAGTAGAAGCAATGGTCTGAAAAACCATAGGAATTGGCGCGAAACCAATCATTCACACAAAATTGAGAGTAATGCTCGAGTTGGTTAGGCGTGTGACTGTAAATCACATAATCCGCATGGATGGTAGGTTCGATTCCTTCTGCTCTCACATAAGAACATATAGCTAATACTGGATAAAGGCGTGCGTCTGCAAAACGTATAATATCGGTTCGATTCCGATTATGTTCTCTATCTTTTTTATTTATTTTGCGCCAAACTATCAATAAACATTATCATATTATAATTAATCGCTATTTAGACTCATTCTAAATTTCATTATTTTGCTAAAATTGTTTAGTTATTACTTGACAATTACAAATAGTTGACTTATCTTTACATCATCAAATCACAATAAAACAAAACAAAATGAAAGCAACAGAATTAAAATCCAAAAAAATCACATTAGCAACTTTAAAAGCATTTATTAAAAATTCTAATGAATTATTCGTAGAAGAAAAAAGCAACTTTAATGGAATGATTGATTGTGTGGAATCTTTTGTAAATACAAAAATGATACCTGTAAGCAAAGAAAAAGCAATCGGACATGATGGCGTTTGGTGTGTTGGTGGCTCAAGAAATTATTTTAGATTTGAAGAAAATGATAATTACTTTGGTATAGAAGTTAGCAACTGTTGCGGACATGCAATATTATGGACATCTAAATAAAAAAAACAGGGGTGCGACTGTAACGCACAATTAACTAACACAATAAAACAAAACAAAATGAAAGTATTAACAATCGAAACACAAAATGGAAACAAAGCAGACGTAACACTTTACTTTTCACAAGAATTTAAAGGACGTGGCGGATGGAACATCACTTGTGAAGTTTCTTTTAAAAGCGAAACAAAAAAATTCAGAAATTACACAACAGACAGCATTTTTATTGACGAAATTTCAAACATGAAAGCAGACGATGCTTCATTTGATGAAATTCAAAATGCTTACTGCGAACATTCATTTCACAAAATGGAAGAAGAAGTTGCAGAATGGATAGAAGAAATTTTAACAGAAGAAAATGAAGATTAATATAAAATAAAATGGACATGGAAAATATAAAAAATAATTAACTAACAACAAAACACAAAACAATGGTAAAGACAACATCACTAAAGCACTACAAAAAATTAAAAGCACTTGGAGTATCTGTTGAATTAGTATCAATACAAGATTTAAACAAATAAACCATGACAATCAAAGACCAAATAAAAGAATCATGCGTTAAATTAAAGGCATTCAGGAAATCGAAAAAAATAACGCAACAAAAAGTTGGTGAACAAATGGCAAGAATAGAAAACAGAGAAAAACACTATTGTCGCTCTTATGTTTCTTTGATTGAGTCAGGAGATATAAACATATCGTTACACGTTCTATTTACTTACTGCGATGCTGTAGGTGCGTGTGCTGAAATAACTATTAAATAAATTTGCGTATATCATATCTATGTACTATATTTGCAATAAAAAACATGAGATTAACAAAACAAGCAATTTCAACTATCCGTAAGAACGCAGAATGTAAGCGTGAATTAATGTACCAACTTAAAATAAGTTACACGACTATTTACCGTTGGTTAGAATCAAACAATGCGAATAACGACTTAACAAAGGCATTATCATTGAAGATAATCAGTGAAACGACAGGACTTAAACAAAACGAAATTTTAGAACAATAAAAATGGCAAATTTAGATAGATATATTTTTAAAACAGAATCAAAAATGATTAGGTTCTTAAAGACACATGGTTTTAACACACCATTTAGCAGGCTTATTAACGTATTCTTTGAATTTGGAGAAAATGATGAAGATGAGCCTTATATAGTAAATTGTTTAATAGATAAAATAAAATAACAAATGGAAAATCAAATAGAAATAATAATTACTCAAAGAGTGTTAATCGAACTACTTGAGCTTAAAATAGCAGTAAACGAAAATACTAATTTAACAAAAGCAGAAATTAGATGTTTGATTGATGCACAAATCTCAAAAAATGAAGTTGAATTAGAAAAATTAAAAGAATAGATTAGGGTTGTGCGTGCCGGGTGTTTCTAAGTTAAGGGTTTACGTTTCATTTTCCCGGCACGCTTTTTTAGTTCTTTAAATATTAATGCAAAGTAATACTCGTGGCTATCTATATCGGCAGGAAGATTTTACCAATTACTTTGCATTTACGGAAGCCTAAAACATAAGTTAGGATATTAAATTACATAACGGAAAGCTTCTACTTTTTTTAATCACAAAACAAATCACAATGACAACATACATAGCATATCTATTTAACACACGATTAGGTGAGTTGCAAGGTAGAACATTTCAATCGGCACTTAACAAAGCTAAAAAGAAATACAAAAGTAAAAGTATTACAATCAGAACTAAATACACATTATGACAAATTTCCACGACTTACCCGATAACACAGAAAAGCCTATTAAAACAATAGACGCTAAATTCTTTTTATTAGCAATGTTTATTATTCTTGTTTTGGCTTTTATTTGCTCACATTTTTTAGATTAGAATATGAATAACTACATTAAAGGCATAATATACGGAACTACTAAATTCTGTTATTGGAGAAAAACAAGTGTACCACATGGTAGTATTTTAACTGCATTATATTGGAATGTATTTGGTAATCATGGCGTGACTAAAAATAGAACTAAGCACGTTTTAAGATTGATAAAATGGAACTTGTCTAACCTTTGTAAAAATATACTACCATTTGAATTTATAATTATAAATCGTTCATCTGGTGAATTTGATAAATACAGACAATTACACAAATCTATAACATTCAGAAAGCAACTTTTATTAGACTTTATAAATCACGAAAAATCACTAAAATAAAATGGATATATCACAATACACCTACACAGAACTACTGCAATTAAAAAGAAAAATAGATGTCGAGCTTCTTTTTAGACGTGAAACGTCAATAGCAATGACTAAAGAAATGAACTTTATTTATGGCTCTGAATTAATTGACTACATCAATAAGTCGCAAAATATAGACATTACTAAAAGCAAACGCAAGCACGTATATACTTTTGCAAGGTTTACAGTAATGAACCATCTTTATAATAAGGGTATGCAATGGATGCGAATAGGAGAACTGTTTAAAAAAGACCATTCAACGGTAATATATGGAGTTAATCAATACAAGGCATTAACAGATGTAAATGATAATACATTTGTCGGAGTGCGAAACAAGATTGAAGACTTAATAATAAAATTCAACCATGACAAAACAAAGACAGAGCCTATTACAACAGACATTCAGGCTCAATGCGGTGAAGCTACACAATTCAACAGGCATTGAAATGCGAGAATGCATAAAACACATGGCTGGTGCTGATATTCACGAAGCGTCTGAAATGTCTTTTGATAGCGTATATGCAGAACTTGAAAATGTAATAAATGAAACATGCAATAAGTTAAATTTAAAGCATGGCAATCCATATAAATAACACTATTTAGACTCATTCTAAATTACGCATTAAATAACATTTTTGATACACAGTAAGGAATTATTTTGTATCTTTGTTAAAAGAAAATCACTATGGAAAGAGAAATTAAATTTAGAGCGTGGGATGCTAATTTTCAAACAATGATAACACCTTATTGCGAGTTAATTGATGGTTATTTTTGGGGCGAGGATTGCACTAATACAGGATATTCTGTTAAACATGAACACGTAATGCAATACACAGGCTTAAAAGACAAGAACGGTAATGGTAATGATGTTTTTGAAGGTGATATTTTTGAAGCTATATATAAGGATTGCCCTGATGGGTTTACTATTCTTGGTAAGGAAACAACTACCATTACTGTAAAAGCAGTAGTTGTTTTTAAATTTGGAAAATTTGTAATTGAAATGATGCATCCACAACATAAAGAGTTGGTGTATTCTGATTTGTTTGAATTTTTAAAAAATGAACAAAAAGTTGTAATTGGAAATATTTACGAAAATCCTGAAATGCTAAAATAATGGAACTAATCACAATAAAAGAACTCGGTGAGCTTACACCGTCAAAGGCTAACATAGAAGTTGTTAGCAAACAATTAGCCGAAACCGTAAAAAATGGCAATGCAGACCCGATTGAATTTGCTATTAGATTAAAGTTTATTAAAGAGTGCTTAGATGCGTCTATGAATTTAATACAGGACGATTTAATAAAGGCAATCGGTAACGGCACAACTTTATATGGTGCAAAAGTAGAAGTGGCTGAAAGTGGCGTTAAATACGATTATGCAAGTAATGAACAATGGAAAGAATTAGAAAGCCAAATTAAACCATTAAAAGAAGCGCAAAAGGCAATAGAAGAACAAATCAAAATAGCTACTAAAGTAGGAAAGTCTTTTGTAGATGAAAGTACAGGTGAATTAATAAGTCCTGTAACCAAAACAAGCACTACAACACCTAAAATCACATTATCTAAATAAATCAAAATGAGTATCTACAAAAAACTACACAAAATTCAGTCCGAAATAAATGGACTCGGAAAAGACAAAGCTACTAATACATATCGCTATGTAACAGGAGACAAAGTGCTATCTAATATTAAACCGTTAATGAATGAATATGGATTAATTTTAAAACAAGAAATTATATCTATTGATAATGTTAGACAAGATTACATTGTAGGAATAACTGCACAAAATCCACAAGGTAGAACAAAATCAGAAATTAACTCAAAAGTAATGATGCGCTTTACATGGGTTGATATTGAAACAGGCGAAAAAGATGAAAATCTATTCGGTGCTAATGGTCAAAATGACTGGGACAAAGGCGTAGGTAGTGCGCTTACTTATGGTGAACGCTACTTTTTATTAAAGTTCTTTCATATTGCAACCGATGAAGATGATATTGATAATCCTGACAGAAAGAAAGAAGAGGTTGAACAACCAAAAGATACAACGGCTGAAATATCTAAACTATTAGAATCAAGCAAAGACTTGAAAGAATTAGAAACTAACTATAAATCATTAAGCGAATCAGATAAAAAGAAATTCGCTAACTTAACAAGTTCAATAAAATTAAAATTAACTCAAACTAAATAACAAAATCATGGCAGAAAAAATTTATGTAGGAAGCGGAAAGAAAGCAGAAAAATTCGATATAGTAAATATATCGGTATGCTTAACAGATATTCCAAAAGAAAACATCTTTGATTATAACGGAAAGAAGTACGTTAAACTTGTAGTATCAGCAAAGAAAGAATCGGATAAGTTTGGTAAAACTCATTATGTTGCTATTGATACATTTGAGCCAAAGAAAAAAGAAGATGAAGATTTAGGGTTGCCATTTTAATCTATGTTAACAACAGAACAAATACAAGAAAACTTAGTTCTAATGGCAAACACCATTGAAGCGTTTAATTCTTTAGATGTTTCTAAAACTTTAGATTATCTAAGTGAAGTAGTTAGCTTACAATCTACAGCAACAGAAACACAGGCTAGTGCAAAATATCATCTTTTGAAGGCTATCAATGCCGAACTTGACAGACAAGCTAAACTGCTTAAAAAAGATGATATCTCGCCTTCTATAAAGAAAATGAGAGCGGATTCGATGTGTGCAGACTATCACTACATTTATGAAAAATGTGTAAGGTATTCAAGCAATATAAGCCATACAATAGATGCTGTTAGAACAAAGATTAGCTATTTAAAATCAGAGATGGAAAATGCACGATTTAATTAAACTCCGCATACACTCCGAAACAGTAACAATAAGCGTTCCTAAATGCAATACATTTGCAGAATTAAGGGAACGGTCAAAGAGAATAAATAAGTATAAACGATTTTTAACTAAACTTTTTAAATATGAAAACGAAGATATGCACTAAATGTAAAAAGGAGTTACCTAATAATGAGAATTATTTTCATTTAGATAGTTCAAAAGTAAGATTAGGACATCTTGTTGTTTTGGCAAGTGCTTGTAAGGTTTGTAAAAATGAAAGAAAAAGAATACAATCTGTAACATATAGAAATAAAATTGCTGCTGAATTTGGAACTAATTATCAAAAAAGAAAATTAGATGACCCAATGTTCTTAGAAAAATGCAAGGTGCGTGAAAAGAAATATAACGAAAAGAAAAACGAAAGAAACCGAAAAAGATGGAACACAATACCCGAAGTTAGAGAAAAACACTTAGCATTAAACAAAAAAAGAACACTGAAAGAAGTTGCAGAATTGCCTGACTATTATATTGCAAGATTAGTTACAAGAAACTCGAAAATATTGAAACCTAATGATATATTAAATCAAAAAGAATTTATTGAAACATATAGAGAAAATTTAAAACTAAAAAGATTATGCCGACAGTAAATAATATACAAGAATTAAGGGTTTTGTCTCTAAGGTTAATTGACGATATAATAAGCGAGAAATATAAACTATCTGGTGCAGATTCAGATACTCAAATGTTAAACCATATCAATAAACAAATAGGAAATGTTATAAATATTACATCACTTGAGCTAAAATATGCAAAAGAAAATAATGGCAAAATAAAATTTTTAGAATATGAAAGTAAATAATTTAAGAGACAAACTGATTAATCAGATAGAAAAACTTGAAAACAAAGAAATTCCAATAGATGTAGCAAGAGAAATATCTCGCACATCACAGGCAATTTTAGAAAGTGTTAGACTTGAGCTTGAGTATAACAAAGAGCTTAATACTAAACAAAAAATAGATTTTTTAGAAAACAAATAAAACAAACACCATGAAGTCAAACAGAGCAGAACAATTCAGAAAAGCTATACTGAAGTTTTTTAAACAGAAAAAAGGTAACTTTACGTCACCGCAACTTATCAAATTCGTTCAAAAAGAAACTAAATTTGAATGGTTTTATCCTGACACTCTTTTGAGAGAGTTACGTCAATTAAGACAAGACAAAAAACTTAACTATGAAGTTAGAGATAAGGCAAGTATGATTTATTGGATTAAATAACGTTATGTTGCTTGGCATCTGTTGCCGATAACGTGAACGAAGTTATGAAAACTAAATTTAATATTACCAGCGTATTTTCCGCTGAAAAACTAAACGGCAATAGTGCCAAACAACTGTTATAACTCGTTTTTTTTATGAGAACATACAATAAAGAATTAGAAATTATTGCTTCGGATATTTTAGAGCAAAACGCAGAAGCAACTGGTAATGAAAATAAACCTAACTATACAAATAGAGAGTTTATGAATTGCTTAATTATCTTTCAAACGGCTTTGATGGATAAAATGTACGATAATCAAGAATATGATAAAATGAGTATTGAAGATAGAAGTAATATGGCTACTCAATGCGGATTAGATTTAAGAAAATTAATCCACACCTATACTGGTTTAGATACTCATCAAATTGAAAATTTTTTATGAATACAGTATATTTTCAACCGAAAGGCATAAAACCACAATATTGTGAAATTGGTATGATTTCAGAAACAGATAAAGAATATATTTGGTATTTAGAAGAACCATGTAAAATTCTAATTAGTGAGGTTAAAATCATACCAAAAGAGAATGTTACTTATGACAAAAAAAGTCGGTCGTATCTCGTTCAGCAAAGTTGCTTATAACGTATCGGGGCTTTGCGTAGTAGCCCTTAGTAGAACTTAAAATTAACCACGACACTTGATAGGGCTATTACGCAAAACCCTTGTTATGTGCCGTTAAATTTAGAACGATATGGCTTATTATGACCACGGAGCAGCAATGAGAAAAAAAGAGTGTGCCGACAAGTATGCTGAATTGAAAAAACACATTACATCAAAAGACGAAAGTGGAAAATTGAATGAATGGTTTTTGGCACACAAACACATAGTTGATTTGGAAATCAAACTTCAACAACAAGAAAAGCAGATTGAGGAATACAGAAGTTTTTTCTCATTGATGCGGAAGCTATTACCAAGAGTGCCGTCAATTCACGATGTTATCGGTTAATGGCACATAACGTATCGGGGCTTTGCGAAGGCAGGGCTAAAAAGTACAAAAGTTTAAATTAATTACAAATGATAGTAGAAAGTACAAATGTTGAAAATATGCACCAAAGCCCTGCTTTTGCAAAACCCTTGTTAGGTGCAGTGCCTTCTGTGGTGTATAATGAGGATTGTGTAGAGGGTTTAAAACGCTTTTCTGATAATTACTTTGATGTGGCTATTGTTGACCCGCCTTATGGGTTTGAAAATAAAACAACAAGAAAAGAAACAACTTTAAATACTGGGAACAAATTTGCTATAAGATATAATGGGAAAGACTGGAATAGCCAAACGCCAAACAAAGAATATTGGGAACAATTATTTAGAGTATCTAAAAATCAAATTGTATGCGGTGCAAATTACTTTACCGAATACTTGCCTGTTTCAAGGGGATGGGCTTATTGGCATAAACAAGGCGAAAAAATGAGTAGTGTAAACGATGAATTGATATGGACTTCTTTTGATGTTCAGATAAAAAAGTTTAGTAGATGTCACGGAATGGACAAGGGTTTTATGGCAGACCATAAAGTTTTTCATCCTACGACTAAACCTGTGGCATTATACGACTGGCTCATTTTTTCTTATTGTGATGATGCCAATTTGATTTTAGATACTCACGTTGGAAGTGGAAGTTCAAGAATAGCAACAGCAAAAGCAGGTAAACAATTTGTCGGTTTTGAAATAGATAAAGATTATTATGAAGCACAAGAAAAGCGTTTTAAAGATTTTGTCAGCCAACTCCGAATGTTTTAGGGTGTCCGCTGGCATTGCACCTAACTCACTTATTGATGAAATAATGCCAAATGACAACAATAACAAAATCAATAACATTTAAGTGGAAATTATCGTTTAACGATAGCTACCAATGGTCAAATGAAAACAAACTTTATAACGTAAAAACAATGCGTGAAATAAAGAAAACAGTTAACGGTTATTCTGTCGGTTATTGGATAAATAAAAAGTTCTACACTTTAGAAAATTTAAGAAAACAATTAGTCAAAATTGAAA